CAAGTCAGCAGCCAACCCAATCAAAGTCGTTGACATCTCAGCTGCTTGGCCTTGACCAGTACCAAATGCCTGCAACAAGTTTCCGAATGTTCCGGTTGCTTCTAACGCAGCCTGCTTTGTGATACCAAACGATGTGGCAGAAGTTTTTGCAAAATCGTTAACGACATCGGCTGATTTACCGAAGACAACATTGACCTTGGATTGCGATTCTTCCAAGTTGGAAGCCATCTGAACCAACTTCAACGATGAAGCAGCAACAGCACCAAAGGCTGCGGTGCCTGCAATCGCCATTGTCTTGAATGATGGAAGAACAGAGCCAAGTTTGCTCCCCATCCCACCTAGATCATCGCCAACCCTCTTGATGCCTTTGGTTGCACCAGCAATGTCAGAAACAAACTTGACAACAAAGGTACGTTCGCCAGCCATGCAACAATTCTAGATGACATCCTGACTGGCCAAGCGCACAGCTTCCCTGTACTCGGCAACCATCACACGGAAATCATCTGCCATTGCCTTCCACATCGCCTGACCTTCTAGATGTGCATATCGTGTTGAAGGCTCGCCTGCATCCCACCAAGCATCGTCCATCTCAACACGAACAGTGCGCCTGCGTCGAGGCTGAGCAGACTGACGTGGTGACGCTGGTGTTGGATTGATTACAGGTTGGTAATCGAAGTTCGTGTCAATGAATGCACCTGATTGTTCGTGGAACTCGAACGGCTGATCTGGTGCATGTTGTGGAAGGTAGAAGATACGTGCAGCATCTTTGGTTGCAGGGTCACCAATAAGGTTGAGTCGTTCATGCAACTCAGCCCACACAGCTCGCCACAGCTCTGCCGGTACACGCTCAGCGAGTGGCAGAACCAAGTGGTAGTGAGGGTCATCTAGTCGATGCGAATACGTGGAATAGGCAAGATACTCAAACCCGTCCAGGTTGGCGTTGGCAAATGATTCACCGTCCATGTCAACCACCAACGCTTCAATGAACCTGATCGCAGTGTTACCGCGAGTCCTACCTGGGTAGTACTCAACAGGTGACCACAACGCACCATCAGATTTGTGTGCGTTCTCCTCATGGTGCATCAATCGTTCTTTGAGGTCAACCCAATTAGAGGCGAACGGCTTCGGTTGAACAGACTTAACCGAATCAAAATAGACAACCATGAACGCCTCCCTATCTACAGGGTAGCGAACCCCGAGGCAAAGTCAAGCACTATTTGTGGGGGTATCAGCCAGTTGATCCAATACCTTCTGAATGGCACCCAGATATGCGTCAGCTATATCCCCCTTGTGTTTGCGCACAGTAGGCCAGAAGAAGTACCCAGACCGTCCTCGATGCCTCAAGAATTGTCTAGTGGTAGGACGCGCCCCACCACCAAACTCCGCACCAAAGAACACGTCACCCCTGGTCACCTTCCGCTTCACCCTGCGTCCAGTGTCAAGGTTGCGAGAAGAAGTGAACTTTCTTGAAGTTGATTGGAACGCCGAGTTCTCATCAAGTTTGATAGTTGGGACACGATCACGTCTTGCTCTCATCCCCTTCATAACTTCCATCGCTTGACGATTACGAGTTATCGAAGCAGCTTCAAACTTCGCTGCAACAACCAATAATTCTGCAACATCTTGTGCGGCGATGCGCAAGTATTTGTTGAACAACGGATTGGCTTTAGATTCCGCCCTCAGATATTCGGTGATACCGAGTATCTGTACCGGTGCATCGTTCTGAATGTTTGAACGAAATGTTCCTGCACGACTTGTGCCTGTGACTGGTCGTGCCATGCAACCGATACTACTTGCCTAGATGAATGGCTCTCCATCGAAGGTACGCCAACATTGTGAACAGCATTCGTGGTTCTTCTGCCAGCAACACTGAAGGTGCAATTCCTGTCTCGCAAGCGAGATACGAAATTACCCAGTGGGCTGACTGATCCCCAAAGGGACGATCACTGCGTCTGCGCTGTCTCCCACTTCGAGTGCTTCAATCTCATTGCACCAAGAATCAAAGTCCAAACCTGTCTTCTTCAACCGATGTTCTGCATGCCATCCAAGGTATGCAAGATCAGTCAATGTGAGTTCGGCTTCAAACTTGGCAACACTGCGATTGTATTTATTTTCAAACGCAATGAAGTCTGGGAATGCAGCAACGATTGTTCGTTGCTTGCCATCTAATGCACTAGTCAAACTGAGTGCGATTTTCATTCTTTACCTCCGCAGGTAAGGGTTGGAATTATTTGAACTACGCGCCAGTGCCTGTCTTGGTGATTGCACCAGAGATTGGGAAACTGATTGACATCGTTGCCAAGTCACCAATGGCACCCTTGACCATCTCATGCGCAGTCGGCAGAACCGAGAACGCATATTGTGGATTGCTAGACGAAGCAGCAGCAGTGCCATTTGGCTTCACTGTCATCGGTACAGCAGTACCAGCAGTGAACGCATCGAAGAACAACTTCTCAATCGTTGGGTAGTCCTGTTGCAATTCCATTGTGATCGAGTTATCAATCAAGCCTTGGATGCGAGTCACAGCTGACGAGCCCATCGAAGTTGTAGCAACCTCAGCTGCACTGGACGACAGAGTTATGGATGTGACGTATTGGCTGATGTCGGTTGCAGCAGTACCGTAAGTGACTGCGACATTCGTGAGGACTTGCTTTGCCATGATTCTGCTCCTGCCTATCGGCGTTCGAGTTGATGTCTGCTCGGCTGAGCCGATGCGATAACACTACACGCCACAAGCAACCTACGGCAAGGGGTCAGGCGTACACCGTGACAACGAAATCAATCGCCAAATAAGTAGCATCATTCGCTTCAAGGGTAGAGATGTTGTTCGCAGACTCAACAATCAAATCCTGCACAACCCCACCCAAAGTCCGATCCGACTCAATCGCCTGACGAATAGAAGTAGCACCCTTATAAGACAGATAGCCATCCAATAAAGTTTGTGCAGTACGCTCAGCCGAACGACCCACCACAACACTGACCGTGAACTGATGAGTAATCAAACCCCCACCCATAGCCCCGTTGTACTGAATCGAATCCAGCAAAGGCCAAGCAAACGGGGTGTTCACGTTGTCAGGCTGATAGGCGTAAGCCCTCAACCCTGACACAGTTGCCAGGTTCGCAGCCAGACCAGCCTTGATCTGGGAGACGGTGGTGGTTGAACTCATGCGAAGAGACGCATGCGTCGGTAGGGCTCGACGAGCTGTGCCACGTCAGGATCGAGCGCACGGCTCACTCTGATTGCGCCCATATCGCCAAATCCGGCCACGCCGAGTGGCGAGTCGTATCTCTTAAAAAGTCTTGATGCCTGAATGATTGTTGCCTGCGTCACCGGCTCAGGTACATACGGCCAGCCAAACACTGCTGTTAGTTTGACTAATGCTTGCGAACCATAGTTGGCATTCACAGTTGGAAACAGGTAGTCACCGACTGCACGAATCTTGTCAAACGCCCAAGTGATGCCATCAAGATCACCGTTCAATGGTTCCAACTGCCAATCGGTAGGAGTCCATGTTGTATCGAATACACCATCAGCGTTCGTTGAAGTTTGTAAGGTAATCGCAGTCCCAGAGAAGTCATCAACGGAACAGAAGAACGAGTCCTCTGCTTGAAACACACGACTGGTCGCAGAACCAGCAACCCAAAACTTTCGGTTGCAGTAACCATCAATTAGACGTGACGCTGCACCGGCACAATTATCAATAAGTTCGTCGTCAATAGTGTCAGCCGTGCCAATGCGCAAGGCTGCTTTGATCTGATTGCGTGTGGTATAGCCGTTGGTGATTGCCATAGTGTCTCAATACTAGTTCACCACAATAGGTGGGAACTCTTGACCTGGCACAATCTCAAACTGGTTTATCAAACTTCTAAACAAGGCAACATCAGCCTCGCCCTGTGGGTGGGCTTGAAACGATACTGCTTCAGGATGCCGCCAATGAATGAACCTATTGGTCATATCAAACTCAACTCGCAGTTCAGCCTTCCTAAACTCCATCCACTGAATCCAATCGGAATACATGGATCGTCTAGCAGGATAAGCCAAATGAACTTCACGTTTCATAACTGTCATCCCAGACATCGGATTACTTACCGAACCAAGGATCGTTTGATAGCCATCAGGATTGGCTTGGAATAACTCACCGTGCTGAGTACGTCCAGCAATCGAAATGACATCACAATCCCGATCCAAACCAACCAACGCATCGGGCAACATAATCTGATCAACACCTGTAGGCACAACCCAATCACAAGAAGACATCTCAACAGCTTCATTTACACCATCCCAAAACAACTCCTCAGTAATAATGTTGCGAATCCATGAAGGAACATCCAAAGGCACCAACGACGACAAAATCACTTCATCAGGCTTCGGATTCATTGCCTTGATCATCGTCACATACTGCTGACCAAACTTCTCCCAATACTCAACTGAACAACAATGAGTCATCAAAAATGTCATATCAATCCCAACCCAAATCCCTTCGACGCTTCAAATCCCAATGCCCAGCGTCAGGCAAACCTGACTGCCAACGCAACGAATGCAGTGCAGCATTCGCTTGGAAACTCTTGCTGTTCTTCTCAGCCAACGACGGATCAGAACTAATCGTTGAAGAATTATCGTGAACAATCCCAGCCTGAGAAACCTTCACCTGAACATTGCTCGCACGTGACCGATCCTCAAAATCGTTGTCCTCAAAATAGGCAGGAACATAACATTCACTGAACAACCCAACCCGTTCAACAACACCAGCACCCACCCAAGCACACGACCAAGGCTGCGACCCACCTGTCACCGTGATTGTCTCAGGCTCACAATCTTTGTAGAACGCTTCCAATCCACCTGGTTCAAAGTAAGCATCAGAGTTCAACAGAATCCAGCCATCAGCATGAGGGGTTGATTTGATGCCCAAGTTCCATGATGGTGCCACACCAAGGTTTGTTGGCATCCTCCACAGATACCAGTTCTGGACATGTTGCCAAGGTGCAGTCCAAGCCAACATGTCAGCGTCGTACCCGTCCCCATTGTCAATGATGATGAGCTGCTCAACTGGATAGTCAATCGAGCGAATCGCCCGTTCCATCAAGTCGTATCTGTTTAGGACGGGGATGATGATGCACGGCACCATTCAGCGAGTCCCTTCATCACCGGCTTCCAATGAGCCTCCCAAACGGCATCTGCGTTGTATGCCTGTGCGAAGTCCACAGCCACCTGATCCACCCCTCTAGGAGACTCGTAGGCGTGTTTCAGGGCATCCACAATGGAACCCACCTGAGGGATACAAAACCAAGAACGCTGATGCGCATCCCAAAACGGTTGCACCTCCACAGCCCACCCAGACCCAACCAACTCCGGCTGAGCTGTGAAGTCCGAGACGATGACTCTGGTGCCACACGCTTGAGCCTCGATCACAGCCAACCCAAAACCTTCACCCATAGACGCAGATAACAACACGTCAGCGTCTGCATACATTGATGCCAACGCCTGCTGAGGGAAACCAGTGCGATACGCATACTGATCAACAATCTTGTACTGATCCTCACGAATGCCACACGCATGCAACAGATGATCCAAATTGACACCACCCATCGCACCATCCTTCTCAGTGTGCAAATAGAGAATCGCATCAGGTTTATCTTGAGCAAAAATCCCGAACGCCAACAAGTTCTCAGCAAACGATTTGCGTGACGGACTAGCACCCTTGTTCGCTGCGTTCATCATGACCACAAACTTGTCGTCAGGAATACCCATCAACTCACGACCAGTGAATGTCCTGCCACCGTTCACCATTTTGGATTCAGGATTGAACACAGACTCGATGCCATGAGGTGCGTAGAAACATTCAACATCAGCATCATTCAACATCTGTTCACCAAACCGTGACATCGCAATCGGTTTCACATTCGGTTTCTTACACCAATCAACAACATCGGCTGGACACGGAGCATGATCAATCGGAACCCAAGACGCAATGTTCTTCACCATATCCAATGATTTCGACTTCAACGGCCACACATCAAACAGAGTCATAATCAACGAAGGCAACTTCGGATTCCCATTCGCCCAATCCATCCCATGCGCAACCAACACATCATCGCTGTACGGTGCCATCCCACGTGGATACATTTTGATGCCATTCCAATTAGACGAAACTCCTTCGAGTCCGTACATCGCATGGATTGCTACTTCGTGACCTTCTTTGATGAGCCTTGTGACGGCTTGCGCTGTTTGCGTACCGTAGCCGGTGGGGACGAAGGGAGCGTTGGAATACCAGAGGATTCGTAACGGGTCAACATCGGTAGGTCTGCTACTTCTGGCAAGTGTGCTATCCCCCGATGCAACAACAGTTCGGCTTCTAGGGGTGGTAGTTCGACCATTGTGTTTTTGATGATTACCAGCATTCTTCACTTCCTTCTCCTTCGCAGATCGCAGGGGGTAAATAGAAATAGGGTCGTATCGCCCTGCGTGTTCGATACGACCCTAAGCCTAGGGGAATTATGGGATGTCAGGGGACAAGCCCCTCAAGCCTTACGGCTGGAGGAGATGCTTGACGTGTGTTGTTTGTGGCAAGTTGCCGTCAACACGGAACTGCGCACGGAAGGTTGCGAGTCCTGCGCTGAATGCGAAGTCATCGGAACGATCCAACTTGATGCCGCCAACACTGCGCACGTAGTACGAAGGCAAATGGCCAACGATTACGGACTTGGTGCCTGTGGTGGCTTCTGCCATTGATGGGTTCTCGTAGATTGGCTTGCCCAAGAGCATGTCTGGGGAGTCAAGCGACAATCCTGGTTGGAACACGTAGTTGCCTGCCGTGTCCTTCAACTTGCGAACTCGACCAATCGACTGACCAGTCATCATCCAACCAACACCTGGGAGTTGCCTCGCAGCACCATCAAGTGAGTAGTAAAGGTCGATGAGGTTGTCTGCTGTGAAGCCAGTTGCTGTGCCTGAAGTACCACCA